TGTTTTCATCCAAATACTCTTATCAAAACTAAAACAGGAGATGTGAAGATTTCTGAATTGACTACCGAACACGAAGTAATGTCTTATGATATAGATAAAAAACAGTTTGAATATATTAAACCTCTTTGGATTGTGCCAACACCACATTCTATTGAAAAAGAAAAGGTGGAATTGGAATTTGAAGATGGGACGAAAGTTCTTTGCACTACAGACCATGAGTTTTATACTACAAATCGTGGTTGGGTTCGGGCCGATGAATTGTCAGAAGAAGATGATGTGAAAAATTGCCAAAGAAAAAGAAACTCAATGAAATTAGTAAGTAGAAAAATTGTTGAATCTGAAGGGACTATGTATTGGGATATGACAATTCCAAAAAATCATAATTATGTTCTTGCTAATGGAAATGTTGCACATAATACGGGCGTCGGTTTCTCCGTAGAAGAAGAATATTGTAATAAACTTCCTTCTATTCCAGAGGAATTATACGAGACTGAAACTACAATAGTAGTTGCAGATTCTAAGTTGGGCTGGGCAAGAGCATTTAAAGAATTGATTTCATTACTGTATGGTGGGCATATACCAAAATGGGATGTTAGTAAGGTAAGACCGGCAGGTGCTCCATTAAAGACTTTCGGAGGTAGAGCATCAGGTCCGGCTCCATTAGTGGATTTATTTAATTTTACAGCAGGAACATTTTCAAATGCAAAAGGAAGAAAACTCAAACCTATTGAATGTCATGATATTGTTTGTAAAACGGCAGAAATTGTTGTTGTTGGTGGTGTACGCCGTAGCGCTCTCATTAGCCTTTCCAATCTTAATGACAGAGAAATGCGATTCGCTAAGTCAGGACAATGGTGGGAACATAACGTGCATCGAGCACTCGCAAATAATTCGGTTAACTATAAAGAAAAACCAGACGTTGGTACTTTTATGCGAGAATGGCTTAGTCTCTACGATAGTAAATCCGGAGAACGTGGGTTTTATAGTAGTATGTCGGCCCAAAAGCATGTAGAATCATTAAATAATAGAGAAAAGGATAAAGATGGCGTATTCATTCAAAGAAGGGTGGCAAGAGAAGATTTCGGCACAAATCCTTGCAGCGAAATCATTTTACGATCAAGAGAATTCTGCAACTTGTCCGAAGTTGTCCTCAGATCAGATGACACTATTAAGTCTATATCAAACAAAATTCGCATCGCAACTATACTTGGAACATTCCAATCAACTCTTACAAATTTTAAGTATCTTAGCAGAGAATGGAAACGAAATTGTGACGAAGAACGACTTTTGGGAGTTTCCCTCACAGGAATAATGGATTGTCCTCTAACAAATGGGGCGAACGGCCCTGATAAATTAGAAAAAACACTAATCAAATTACGGGAGGTAGCAGTTGAAACAAACAAAGAATGGGCAGAAAAACTTGGAATATCGAGATCTGCGGCCATTACTTGTGTCAAACCCTCAGGTTGTTTTGAAAAAAATCAAGAAATAAAAACCAATAAAGGTATACTTTCTTTGGATGAAATTTTCAAAATGAATGGAATTGATTTGTCTGAAAAGGAAAATGATTACAGAGAATGGTATGAAATTTCTAAAGAATTGATTGTTTATGATGAAAATAATGAAGAACAATCAATTACAAAATTGTTTGTAAATGGTGTTGAAGAAACTATCAAATTTACCTTGGAAGATGGTGAAATCGTTGAATGCACACCAAATCACAAATTTAAATTAACGGATGGCTCGTGGAAAGAAGCCAAAGATTTGACTGAAGATGATGATATAATGAAAATAGTAAAAAAAGAAATTTCAAAAAACTTGACAGTTGATATTGAAGTTTCAGGAACTCATACATATCAACTTTCAAATGGATGTATTGTGCATAACACAGTTTCACAATTAGTTGATAGTGCTTCTGGTATTCATGCCCGCCATAATCCCTATTATATTAGAACTGTAAGGGCAGATAATAAAGATCCTCTTTGTCAAATGATGAAGGAACAGGGATTTCCAAATGAACCAGATGTAACAAAACCAGATCATACTACAGTATTTTCTTTTCCTTCTAAGAGTCCAGAGGGAGCAATTTGCAGAACTGAAATGTCGGCATGGAAACAATTATCACTATGGCACTCTTACGCAAAACATTGGTGTGAACATAAACCAAGTGTAACGGTTTCAATCAAAGAAGATGAATGGGTCGATACTGCATCATGGGTTTATGCTAATTTTAATGACATTAGTGGAATATCTTTTTTACCATTTAGTGATCATACATATCAACAAGCGCCTTATCAAGATTGCACAGAGAAAGAATATAAAACACTCTTAAATAAAATGCCTAAGAATGTGGATTGGTCTTCATTAGCAAAATATGAATCTCAAGATTATACTAGTTCAAGTCAAGAATTTGCGTGTTCTGCAGATAAAGGGTGTGAAATTGTTGATATTACTTCTAGTCCTTGACCTAAATATATTAAGGAGTAAGGATGTTTAAAAAACTTAAAAGGGGTTGGGAAGATATTTGGTTGCCTAGAATACAAGAAGGTAAAACTAAAATTGAACTAGAAAGAGATCGTAGATACGAATCCCGATGGATTTGGTATCATACAATTCTTGCGATTGAACTACTTATTATTATAATAATATTAATTGGAATATTATGGAAAATTTAAAAGAGAATCAATGGAATAAAATTGTTACCGTTTTCTTTGGAATGCTGTTTTTTCTAGGAGTTATGGTATTAGTAGCTACTCCAACGGAGGGCTCTGACAACAATACTGTAATACAGCGTGGACAATCAATTTTAATCCCTAGTGAATGGCCAACTCAAGTAATATATGATACAATTAATGCTTGTTATCAAGGAACTGTTAGATGGTTAATACTTTATAATCCTCAATTACAAGGTACACCACCGCCTATCCAGATCCAAAGAGCAATGGTCGAACATTGTTTTTGTATTCTTGATGTTATAAGATTAGAAATGTCCTTTCCCGAATATATTGATATTTTAAATCAGGGAGATCCGGGTGTATTATTCATGTCAAGATCATTTAAATGTATTCGTGAATATGGTACTTTACCTGGAATTGTTTTTATCCCCGATAATTCAACAACAAGTGACAATTCAACAACAATAGAAGACTTAAAAGAAGAATCTCAAGAGTCACCAGACCAAGAAGAAACAGATTTTTCTAAAGATTCATTAATTTTTCAAGGATAAGATGAAAATAATCAAGCATCTGTGCTTGATATGTTTTTCTGCTTTTATCATTTTAGGGTGTACACCGAATGGCGTATCAGTAACAGATAACAAGAAAGTAAATAGTGATTTTAGTTCAACAATAGAAAGAATTAAAAATTCAATAGTTTTTATTCAATCTAGTACAAATAAATCACCTAAAATCAATAACGAAGACAATTCAATATGTTCCGGCGCGGTAATAGATGATGTGGGGAACATTCTTACAAATTTTCATTGTATATATAGAGCGAAATTTATACAAGTATTTTATTGGGATGAACAAGATTGGAATCCTTATGATGTAGAAGTAATTGGTGAAGATCCTCTTGCCGATTTAGCAATACTCTCGCCAATTAGAAAAGATCAGGGGAAGAATATTCCACCGATTCCTTTTGCAGATATTGTTGAAGTGGGAGAAGAAGTTTTCGCTCTTGGGCATCCAATGGGATTGGGGTGGACAATAACAAAGGGAATAATATCAAATAAAGATAGATATGCTAGGCATCCTTTCATTAAAGCAGTACAAACTGATACTGCTATAAATAAAGGTAACTCTGGTGGTCCTCTTCTAAATATGAGGGGAGAAATTGTTGCAATTAATGCATTGATGATATCCAGAATACAAGAAAATGCCGGATTAGGAATTTCTATTCGATATGATACTGTAATAAAGTCTATAGAAAAAATGATGAAATACGGTAAAGTTGATAGACCCGCTTTAGGCGTTATGATTATGGACTTGGCGAATATGGGCAGTAATGAGGAAATTTTAAAAGAATATCCTCAACTAAAAGAGAAATATATTCCTACTAGTTTTGGATTATTTGTAAGAAATTCCGATGATATTCCTGAAGACCTCAAAGCATTTGATACTATTGTAGCAGTTGAAGATGACTTGGTAAATAATAGTGTAGAATTAATCAATGCTATTGATAAACATAATATTGGTGATACTATTTCGTTAACTGTCATTAGAAAACGTAAATATATAAAGGTGCAGGTAACATTAAGATTGTTTCCTGTTCCAATAGAACAACTATATCCAAAACCAGGGACATAAGATGCCATATAACGCAAAATTTAAATTGGGGGGATGTGATAAGGATTTTCATAAACAAAAGTTTGTGGATGCTTGGATAAAAAAGTCTCCCTGGAAAATCGAATATAACCAATTTGGGTTGTCCAAAGAAGCGGAATCTATACGAACCGATTTAAAGAATTATACTGGTTTTAATAAATCTGTATTTCCTAAAGTTGCAACTTTAGATCGACACAACCGTTTAAAGGTTTGGTATGGAGAGACAATGATTTGGGATAATGCTCAGGAACAAAGTTTACCTTCTGCAGATCAGTTAATGCGTAGAATTGGATTGGTAGAACAAAATAGATGGACTATTCAAAAAAGGAAATAGGAGAAACATGGTACAGGGAGTACAATTTGCCAATTGATATTCATTGGGACGAAGATGATCATGCACATATAGATATAGGCTGTGATGCTTGTAGCAGAGACTATAAAATAATAACTACTGATATAGAAGATTTACACTTATGTTCCTTTTGTGGGCACTATTTAGATATGCCCAATGAAGAGGAAACAAATGAATCGCAAGAAAATAGCTGGAATTGATTTTTCATTAACATCGCCTGCAATATGTATATACATAGAGGAAGAAGATGGTGGACATTTTGACTTTGATAGGTGTGTGTTTCATTATTTATCTAATAGTGAAAAACAACAACAAATTACCGCCAGGAGTGGGTTAAATAATCTAAGGTCTGAACTTTATCCTGAATGGAATTCAGAAGAGGAAAGACACGAAAAACTTGCAACTTGGGCATATAACATTGTTCAAGGTTGCAAGGAGGTGTTTCTAGAGGGATATGCTTATGCAACTGTAGGAAAATCTCATGTGCGTTCAATTGCTGAAAATACAGGATTATTAAAACACAAAATGTGGAAAAATAAACTACCCTTTACAACCTACCCACCAACTGTTATTAAGAAGTATGCTACAGGAAAAGGTAATGCAAATAAAGAACTAATGTATGATTCTTTTATTGGAGAGCTTCTTACCCCACCAAATTTAAAAGATCTAATTACACCAAAATCTAAAAAAATAATTAGTCCTGTTAGTGATATAGTTGATTCTTACTTTATTGCTAAATGTGGTATTGATGGTGTAGTATGACCAGATCAGAAATTAATCGAAAATATTATCTAAAGAATAGAGATCGACTTGCTGAGAAATGGAAGAATGATCCAAAAAGGAAAGAATATTGGAAACAATATTATTTAGAGAATAGAGAGATTTTAATTGAAAGAGCACGAAAATGGAATCAAGAACATAAAGGAGCAAAAAGATTAATTGATGAACGAGCAAAATTAAAAAATAATGAATTAAGGTGGTTAACAGTTAAATAAATATTTTACTATGAATATAAAACAATTTCAAGAAGTAATCGAAGCAACGATTTATATTGATAACATAGGACATTATGTTATTCGGAAATTTAAAACCCATCCTGGAAATTTTGTATTAATAGACAAAATAGGTGATTTCATAGTATTGGAAAGAGCAAAGGTTGATGATATATGTTCAGTCCTATGGAAAGATATTGCACCTGAGTACAAGTTAAATTGATAAACACTTGACAAACCTACTGATCTCTGTTATACTATAAGTACACTAGAAAAGGAGAAAATATGTGGGATATTATTATTAATGCTGTTGATGAAAATGTAGTTCAAGAAGTGTGTTCAAAATTGGGAACGTGTAGTAATATTGGCAAGGAAGCTGTCATGGAAGCGGCAGAAAAGGTTGATAGTTTTTTTATGGTAAAAAGTGGTGCATTTGGATTTTTAACTGAAGACAAAACATCACCCTTTCCGTGGATGATGGCATCTTGTGCACTTGCACCTGGAGCAGCACCATTATGTCTAGCATTTTTTGGAACAGCGTGGTTTGAATGTGCCAAAGAAACAGTAAATTGTTTTGGTGGATAGGGAATTACTATGAAAGATCATGAATATACGTGGGAAATAATTTATCATTTTAATTGTGGTGAATGTAAGAATTGGTGGAGTTATGCATCAACTCAAGGATTATTTCCTAAACTAGAAACGACAATGAGATTATCATGTCCACATTGTGGATATAGAACGAAAGTAAAATTAAAAGAAAATGGCGAAACCTAAAAAATTATCAATAATATCTAAAAAGAAAACTCATAAACCTAAACGAACAAGTATAGGAAAGTCTAGAAGATCTAGACCATTGAATAAACACAAGAAAGCAAGTTGGAAACGGTATCGTGGCCAGGGGAAATAAAAAAGAACCGAAAGAATTTGAAACTAAAAAAATAGTAACTTTGACTAACGGCGAAAAGATGGAAATCAAAACAGTATTGACATATACACCATTTGATGGGGGTAAAGGATGCATAGTCAAAGTAAGATCAAAGAAAGACTAATTAAATGTTTAGATTTTTTATATTTTTTTCAATAATTTTAAGTTCATGTGCACCTATGGAAGAAGAATATCCACCAAAATGGGTAGTTGCTTCACAGTATTTACCTAAAGAAAAATTGATTGGACTTCAATCAGCGGGATTCTTTGAGATAAACAAGTCAATCTATTCTCATCATTGTGATAGACATGGAAATATGATACGAATGAAATACAATGAAGAAGGTAATATCTGGAAAATAATTAAATATGAAACTCTTGGATGTGGAGAAAATCTATGAAAGCAATACTTGAATTTGAATTACCAGAAGACAAGGAAAATTTTGATGCATCTGCAAAAGGAATGGATTGGGCATTACTTGTTTGGGATATAGATCAGTTTATCCGAAACAAGATCAAATATGAACAAGACAGAGATGGGGTATTACAACTTGTCAGAAATGAATTGAATTTTCAGATGGAAGAAAAAGGATTAAAATATCCAGGGTGATGAATAATGTTTGTATTTAATTCGTGGGATTGTGATAAAGTAATTATTTTTGGTAGTAGTAAGAATCTAATAACTGCTAATCATTGGAAGAAGAGAGAAAATACTGCATGGATAATGATAAATCATGCATGGCAAATTAGAGAAAAAAATAATGATTGGGATAGAGTAGTATGTACAAAACAATATTTGAATGGTGATGATGGTGATAAGAACTTAAAAGCCCATGTAGATAATAGTCCAAGGAGGTATGGTGATTACATGGAGCTATTAAAATATCCAACATTGAGGAAGAAATATTTAGATCTCGATCAGGCTACAAATGGTACTATGTTTTTTAATGCTTGTTATTATGGAATAGAAATGTATCAACCAAGTAAAATAGGATTCATTGGATGTGATATGGACTATGAAAAATATTCTGAGGGAGAAGATAATTCTTTTTTTGGTGTGTCCACTCCTCCATTTATTGATTTTAAGAACAAAGAAGGAATTCTAAGTAGATTAAATAACCTTGAAGAATTTTGTAAAAAAGAAAACATAGAACTAGTCAATCTTAGCACAGCAGATTGGACAATTTTACCATTTAAACGAGAGGAATATGAACATTTTTAGGAAGATAGCAGAATGGTTTAAAACTCATCCTTTAAATCCCATTGGTTCTCAATTTAGTCATTCAGAGCCAGGAAGAAGAATTAGTATTAGTAGACATGATACTAGCACAGATCCTATATACGAAGAGAAGCAAAATGAAAAGAAAAAAGAAAGTAGGAAAACGTAAATCAAAATCATGGAGAAAGCGAAATCCCATATGTTGCATTTGTACAACATATAGATGGATGGGAAATATAAAGAACCGATTTAGTCATGCAACACAAAGACAAATGTTAAGGGGAACATGAAGGAAATTCGTTTAAATATAAATGACATGAAAGGAAAGGTCGAAATTAAAGAGGTTAAAAATGAGTAGGGTGCGTTGTGATGGAGAATGCCTCATTGTTTTAGACCATAACTGTATAGGTTGTGACAGAACGCCGACAGAAGAAGTTATGTGGAAATTATATACACCAGAAGAGCGAGAGGAAATTGTAAAGGAGATTCAGGCTTTTGAGGAAAATCAAATTCTTCTTGATGTATTATTGGAAACGAAATTCTCAAATCTTCAGCCTGGTGACAATTGTAACGTGGTGGGATTCACCGAAGGAAGCACATCTTATCGAAGCAAATTGCTAGCTATGGGGCTCGTCCCGGGCGTCACTTTCCGTGTGGTTCGCAAAGCCCCGCTGGGAGATCCTGTCGAAATCCAGGTCAACGGCTTTCGGCTTTGCCTGCGCCGAAAGGAGGCGGAAATGTTGAAAGTAGAAAGGTGGATACATGTATGACTTTAACGTAAGAACAAAATATCTATTTCAAGAACAAGATTTCATAGGACATTCTGGTGATAAGTTACATTGGAAAATTGAGTGTAATGCTATACAGGATGTTGAGTGGAACTGTATAGCCAAAATGATTATGGAAATTGAAACCAGACCATTTTGCGCAGCAATAGGAATACCACAAGGCGGACTAAAATTGAGTCAACATTTAAATCAATACTCGACACAAAATGATTCAGATCCCTATCTCATTTGTGATGATGTATTGACTACGGGTGAATCTATGGACTATTTTGTAGACCAATATTTTAGAAATAGAGAATTATCTAGATATTTCGGATGGGTTGTATTTGCTAGATCTCAACCTAAATCCTGGATCACTTCATTATTTCAAATGCCAAGGAAACCTAATGAAAAACATTAGAGAGAAGAGAGAAAAAGAATTTAAACGGATCATTCTAGATTTAAATAGAATGAAGAAAAATCATGATAACAATATAATGATGATTACCTTTGATTATTTGTATTTAAAAGTTCGTCAAATGCAGAAAAATGGATTACTATATGATATACAAATCCCTTCATTGAAAGACTATCAGAGTTTAAAAAATGGGAATGGAAGACAAACTAAAAAGACTCGCTGAGATAGCAGAAGAGCAAAAAGGCGGAACAGCAGTCGCTGATCGTAAAAAGAACAAGAAAAAATTAAAACCACCCGGTCGATGGAAAGTAATATTACACAATGATTGGTTTACTCCTATGGAATTTGTTGTATTCGTTCTTCAAGAAGTTTTTAATAAATCAGAAGAAATTGCAGTATCCATTATGTTAGATGTGCATAAAAAAGGTAGAGGTATTGCTGGTGTATATTCGATGCAAATAGCAGAAACCAAAGTTTTTGAAACTTTAGAGTATGCAAAAGAAAATGAATTTCCATTAAAAGTTACCGCAGAAGAAACATAAAAGGAGTACATGAATCCTCACAAAAAAATACCAGTTGAGATAGAGGATGAATTAGCACGTGAACGAATGATTAAATATAAAGAAGAAATGGAAGACAGTCGAACATATTATCTTCCAATTTCAGAACAAAGGATTCGGCAAATAGTAAGAGAAGAACTTCAAAAAATGAAATGACATATTCGATACCAAAATTCTTTTTTTCTGCTCCATTTGGTAATTATTATCGCCATAAAGATGCAGTTTCGATAACAGGAACCTGGACATTAAGACAAAGAGGAAATAGATTATTAGCAATTATAAAAAGTCTGAGATATAATCGAGAGTATAAAGGATGGACAAATAAATTAGGACTACCAAACCCCGGAATACATGAAGGACTTAAAAGAACACCTTCAACTGATGTTCTGAGCATTGCTGAGACAGAACGTGGTGACTTTTTAGAAATGAATAACCACATTCCAAAAGAACAATCAATAGAATTAAACCTATCTTGTCCAAATTTAGGAAAAATATTACCTTGGGATGATGTTAAAATCTTCTCAAAAAGAGATAGAAAGTGGTGTATAGCAAAGGTTTCTCCACTTACTACACCAGAACATTTAGAATATCTTATAGATATAGCAGGATTTAGACAAATTCATTTTAGTAACACATTACCCGTAAAGGAAGGCGGGTTATCTGGATCATGCCTGATCCCGTATACGATAGAACTCATTCGTCTTGTTAGGGAAAACTGGAAAAACGTAGATATTGAAATCATCGCGGGTGGAGGTGTACAGGATCAGGCACACGTATTAGAGTATATGAAAGAAGGCGCAAACCATATTTCTTTGGGAACTGTATGTTTTAATCCCTATAAAGTATATAAACTATTTCAATAATAATTATGTCACCACAAGAAGAATTTAGACATTGGAGAATGATAGCCGCCGAAGGCTTTGTGAATCAAATACTGAAGAAAATGCCCGTATTTAAGTATTCGCATTCGATGGGAATCAAGGATTATTACAAAGGATTTCAAACGGATACAGGAGTAGATCTAGGAATTCTTCATGTATATTGGGAAAATGGACTATGGCAAACCCGATGGTATGCATCAGGAACACCAGAATCCGAATTCAAAAACTATACTCAAGACATAAGATCCCCCGAAGGAATGGAAAAAATTAAAGCAGTAATAGCAAAAAAAGTCAATAAAGATAGATTAAGACCTGTAGAAAAAGAAGAAGACCAGATTCCACCATGGCTACTAAATTAATACTTGACAGTTATATAATTGTATGGTATAATATAATTATATTATTTTTTATTATAGGAGGCTGTTCTTCTTCTTCTCCTATATACAACAATGGTTTAGAAATGTCACCGTTTCTTTACCCCTGGTTACGTAATGGCACACCTAAAACAGTACCATATGTACCAGAACCTTACTTAACTCCCCGTTGTAAAGGATGTAAATATGACCCCTCAATATGGATATAATATATGAGCGAAACAGTAAAAGTAATTAAACTAATCTCTGGTGAAGAACTAATCGCAAGAGTAATCGAAGAAACAAATTCTTCAATAACCATCAAAAATATAAGGACTGTTCAAGCAATCCCTACATCAGTACAAGGTGCAGTCGGAATGGCCCTTGTGCCTTATATGGTTATGGTGAATGATAATGATCCAATTCCCATAAATAAGTCAAATACACTCGTTGTAACACTCCCTAAAGCAGATATAGAGAAGAATTATCTCTCTCAAGTAACTGGAATAACACTATAAAAATCCCCCCGCCATGAAACTTAATTATTCTCTATCAATCGAAAATTATGCAAGAGAGTATATAGCAGCTCTCATTGATAAAGAACTCTGGAATCGAAAACTCTGGAAACCCCACAGGACTGCCTTAATCGAAACAAAAAAGATCCCAAAAGGACAATAAATCATGATGAAAAATCTGAATGATATATGGAGATAATATGACCGAAATGACTGAAAGACTTGATGCATTACTTGACCACATGAGGGCAGATTATAAAGCATGGGCCGATCATAATCCCGATCCTCATGGTATTCGTGCGTCCATGTACGAAGAGTATTCAAATAATCTTGACTATACTATCGGTAAGAAGTATATTAAAGTATTGAAGCGAGAAGGTATTAATCATCATCCTAGCGTATGTGCTTTCGTTGTCAATGTCGATAATGATAAGAAATTCAACTATGGTGATATTTTGATGCCTGCCGGATGGACAGCACCCGCACGTAACTTTGCCCGTGGTAACATTTTTGACACCAAGCAAGGTTTTAAACGTGTACGATGGACTGGTGCTTTATAAAAATTCCATAAATATTTTCAATAATAATAATTCTACTATTAGTAATAATAATCTATAAAATAAGTGACACATTAGTAGATCCGTCATATGGGATATAAAGCAGAAACTATGTCAACAACATTAACATTAGCATTATCCTTATTCGGACTTGCAGCTCTCATTATAATAGGAGTAGTAATATGGATAATAAATGCAAAAGTTTAGTCAAGGAAAATAAATGTCAGTATATGTAGTACTATTATTACTTAATGTATGGGTAGGATATGTAATACTTATTAATTAATGATAATGATAATAATGAAGAGGATTTATGGTTTGGACTTAGTGAGTTTTTTTGTAATATTATAAGGAATGACAAAACTCTAAGAGAGCAAGGGCAATAGCCTAGGAACTATGATGGGTAGAGTCCCGTAGTACGCGAAGCGGAAGAAGTAGTTCCCCCCTGAGCCGTGTCAGCCGAAGCGTTGGTTAGGGGGAAATAAGGGAAAAGGGGGAAAGATGATGAAAAGTTGTATATAATAATATTCAAATATTAAATTAATAAAATGTAAATAAATGAAGTTTAAATTGGGGTGGGGTAGTCATCTATGTCCGAGCGTTTGGACTTCCGTACAATCCTTTTTCGGTAACTGAGGGGCTAAGTTGGGGAACGTGGCCCGCCCCCGCGAGGCGAATAAGACCAGACCAGCAGGGCACAACCTCTAGCCCCTCTCCTGACGGAGATGGTGGTATGTCGATTTTCCGACATACCACAAAACATAGCACATACCACATATCAGATACAAGTATAAGATGCTGGTATACCAGATACCACATATCGAATACCACATACCGAATACAAGTATAAGATAACAGATGCAGATGAATCATTTTGTGTATCGCCTGGCATACCCTACGGGGTTTGTGTATCGGTTTTTTGGATATACGTTACACAAAAACTCCCTGATCCCCCCTACTTGACATTTGAGAATTGTATGGTATAATGAGGTGTGGAGCCGAAAAGTGAATTTATATCACAAACACAGTAACCAACCATAAGAAGAAAGACAATATGAGTATCAGCGTGACGTTAAGGCATGGTCAAGATCCAGTACGTGCCGTCCAGAAACTAAAGAACAAGCTAATCCAAGAAGGTCTATTCGTAGAACTGAAGAAGAGACGCTTCTATGTTAAACCATCTCTGAAAAAGAGATTGAAGCGAGAGGACGCAGAACGCCAGCGAGTGAAAGACTATCGCAAGAGCGTGAGACAAGCAGAGCAGGCAAATATATGGTAAGTATAAACACTTGACTTCCTGGATCTGTTGTGTTATACTATAATTGTTGGGTGGGAAGAGAAATTCTCCTGTATTAATGAGGATACAGAAACCCGATAGCGGAATGAATAAGAGATGGTTACGGCCTTTATTGGTGAAATTCGGAATTCCCGAATTTCTTTAACCTTGGGTAGCAGTAACACGCATTCCAAAGGAGTGATTAAGAGATGGTTACGGCCCATGCCCATGTTATTAGGTATAAGTTGGGTATAAGTTGGGTAGCAGTAACACGCATTCCAAAGGTGTCACTTAGCGCATCTTTAAAGACCTAGAGTTGGAAACGCTAATACAGAAGGTAGGAAAGGAACTGAGAATCCTTTTCCAAATCCTTCCCCTGTGAGACGAGTGAGGTTCTTGGTCGATGGTCACTCAGCCACGACAGCAGGGAAAAGACCAGAAGGGGTGGTGTAGGGAGCACGTCTGGTCGATACTCTGGTGAGGGTTCGATTCCCTTTCCAGAGAACAAATATACTCTATAAGCGCCCAGTTGAGAGGTGGCGCTAATTATAATAACTCTCCACCATGCTACGGCTAAAGATCATTTTCCATTTCCTTGACCCCTGTTTTCATCAGCAGGGGTTTTCCTTTGAAGAATGAATAAACACTTGACAAATAGTACAATATTTGATATACTATAATCGTTGGGTGGGAAGAGAAATTCCCCCCTCACAATGAGGTGAGTGAAACCCGACTTGACATTTACTATTAGATGTGGTATAATATTAATAGAGAGTGGGAAAGGGGTGGTGTAGGGAGCACGTTCCCACTCGTACTTTGTAACAGCCTGCCTAGAAAGGACTATAGGTGATACATGTTTTAAATGTGACCATTTGATAATAGGGGGAGATGATACTCCCGTTCCCCCCGCTAGTGACCTGTGGAGTTCCGATGCCGGTATGTTCGACTAAGGGGCATGCTTAAAGAGGGCAGAGTTCGGAGACAGTACGGCCGGTTGGTGCGGCGAACGAAGTGAGTTGGGAGATACGAGAGAGGAAACAAGCCTCTCATTCTTTCAGTTGGAGTCAGAACGAAAGATCACGTAGCCGAGGCAAGCGTGGCCAACCTTCTGAAAGATACCTTGTGGTCACAAACTGTGACCACATAACCTTTACCCCCACGCCAGTCGATATCTCGCAGTATGCAGAACAGACGGTAGGTGGGGGTTTTTGGTATCCACATAAGGGTCGGTAGCTCAGCTGGAAGAGCACCTGACTTTTAATCAGGTGGTCCTGGGCTCGAGCCCCAGTCGGCCCCCCAGAGTTTCGGTATAATTAAATAATATTATAATCAAATATTTAAATATGGATCAACGTAATATAGGTGAGTGGACTGTACAAGAGTTACTGAGTGTAACCCGTGCAGATCCGAAGGTGTATGTTCCTGAACAGGAGCGAAACTTCGATAATGAAACACAGCCGGCTGGTGATACATGGTATGTACGGGGCCAGTGCGAGCACAAGGGTGTGACCTATAATATTATAGACTGGCGATAAGATTTATTGCTGGTGGTGATAAACCAAGTGAGCGGTCAGGGGATGTGACCGCCTGAGACAAAAACAACCCATTCACCACCAGCATTCATAGGTGCTACTTCCAGGGGGGTTTTGTTTAATCCCTCTGGTATCCTTGGGGTAGCACCTATTGTTATGCTTGCTGTTGCTGCGCGGGAGTAGTGTCGGGAGCAGTGTGGTGGGTGGGGTGGTGTCGGTTGGGGTGGTGGTATGTGGTGTTTATTTTATATGGGATTAAAAAGACACCCTGAGGACTCCAACCCACCCGTAGCCCCCACCACTTTTATACCAACCTCTTTTATACCCACCCGAAACAAATCAGCACGTTTCCTCTCCTTTCAGCAAAACATATATATATTAATAGGAAAAGGGGGAGAGCGTGCTAGCCGACTCAAGATGTGCTGCCGACACATAGATGAGAGAGTAGCTACATTATACTCATCACGGCCCTCCTTTTCCTCATATCACTACTTTACTATACAGCAGGAGAAATATACAGAATGCAAGCCCACCAGAGAGAATGGAATGAAACAAAGTCTCCACAATGGAGATACTTACTAGCAAAAGAACATGAGGAACGTAGAGCTAGAGAGAAACGGGAAAAATTAGAGGCCTATCAGATTAAAGCAAATCGAAAAGGAAGAAAGACCAGAGAACGTATTCAAAGAGAACGAAGAGAACGGTTAAACAAAAAAGGTCAACCAATAGTATACTCTGCTAGACCTGGAGAACGCTGGTTCAATGAAGAGTTCCGTGATAAACAGAAAACTAAAATAGATCCTAATAAAGAATTGAGAAAAGAAAAATTCAATAACTAATATTATTATGAAAATTATATTTTGTCTGCCTGGTAATAATTTCTCAGGCACTTTCCTACAATGCTGGACGAACCTTATATCAGAATTATCATCGAACGGAATAGTATGGGGTTTGTCTCAACAATCTTCCTGTAACATTTATAGCGTACGTACTAAATGTCTGGGTGCATC